GGCGTAGGAAGATCAAGCTGTCCCCATAAAGCTTGTAAGAACAGCTTGAAGTCTTCTTGTAACGCCTCAAGGACGTTATTCACTTATCCATATCCCATAAATTTTGGTAACCTATAGCGTCTTGTTTGACTGATATTTGATTATCAATAAAATCTTTGTACAGCTCCATTAATTCATCAGCATTTTTTGCTTTTCTGACAATCTCTCGGATTTTTTTTGGTTTAATTTCTTGACCAGTATCTCTTAAATATGTATGATACTCGTTGTGGGGAATCTTATTCATATTGAGCATATTTGAAAGCCTATCTCCACTTGCTGCTCCCCGCATTTTTGCATACTCACCCATCGCAACTAGATCATCATGATCTGCTAAATTTCGTTCTATCAAATAATCCATTTGATCGTAATAGCCTGCTGTTTGTGCCTTACTAATCAGGTGATGTTGTTCAATTTTGTCAACATCTTTAAATTGCTTAACTCTATATGCAATGGGGTCATCCTGCACAATTTGAGGCACGTTAGACATTTGGCTCCTCAAATCAGCAGTTGCTTTTTTCTGATTCTTTTTAGCCACTGCCTTTTCTTTTAGCGTTGTAGCTTTAAGCTCTGCTTGTCTCCAAGTCTCTAACCTATTAGCTTGTTTTTCAACTTTGTCAGACCTATCAACAATTTGCCTTGCAACATCTGGATCTTTGGCAATGCCTTCTCTGACTCCAGGCGCGATAAATTCAGGATTTTTAATTGTAATATCAAAAACTTGCTGCGATAGATCAGGAGTTACATCAGTAGGAATTTGGACATGCGCCCCGCCCTTAGCTATTGCAAGTTGTGGTGTTCGTGGTGGTATTAAATTATCTAATTTATTTGCAACTTTTAGCCCTTGTTTTAGAACTGTTGAACTTCCAGCGGTTGCTAGAGCAGTAAGAGCTTCTTCGGCAACAAACCTGCTTACTCTTGGATCAATATCTAAGTGATTACCAAGATATTCTCCAGCATCTCCTGCTTTATCTAAACCCCACTCAGCGAGCCTTAATCCACTACCAATACCAACTGCTAAATTTTCACCAGCCCCGTTTGGTTCGTAATGACCATTTCCATAGTCTTCACTTACTGTTTTAAGTGGCTCTACAACATTGGTGCTAACATAATGTGCGGCACCGGCTGACATTTTAACAGCTTCATTCCTTACCGTATTTAAGTGGCGATAACCTAAATCACCGTTAAGTGCATATTCAATGGTGTCTGTAACGTTGTCAGCTGCCCTTTCAAATTTTTTAGGCTTTTTGTATTCGTTAGTTGGAACCCAATCACCTTTATTCCATTTGACTTCTTCGCCGTTAAGCGTAGCAATCGTTCCTTCTTGTCTTAAGCGGTCGTCTTGCTCTTTTCCATAACCATTACCACTTAATCCATCTAAAGTACGAACTGTGGTGTCATATAGACGCTGAAAATGATCCATAAAAAAAAGCCCCTTTTCGGGGCATGTATTAATTAATTCGTGTTATTCAGTAGCCTTTCTTGACTGGCTTAGGTTTTGCTTTCTTTACTGGTTTCTTGTGTCCGTTTTTATGCATTTAATTAATGTGCGATAGTATTAGTCCTTCTCTTAAAAGGTTTTGTCCAAATTGCTCTCTCATCCAAGAGCGCCAATGTTTACTTCCTTTGTCCTGATTACATTTGGTACACGCTGGTACAACATTCGATGAAATGTCTTCTCCGCCCTTGCTGCGAGGGTGTACGTGATCCAAAGTGAGTTGATGTAGTTCATAAGTTTCTCCGCAATAAACACATGTACAGTCAAAGTGCTCTTTGATACTGCGCCTCCAAAGACGCTTTGCTTCAGAGGATGTCATGGTTATTAGGTTGTATAAATAATGTTCAGGAGATGGAAGTAAGGGTGTCATGTTTTACGCTTTCTTTAATCGGCTTTTACGGTTCTCAGAGGGGCTTTGTAGCGTTGCATCGCTAGCTTTTTTGCCACCTTCTTTACCGGGTTTATGTGCGACATCTCTGCCGTCACCATTCCCGTAAGTACCTTTTGCTCGATTAACTGCATTAGCTGCAGTACGTATCTTCAACCCTTTCTTGGTTTTGTTGTATCTGGCTTGTTGCTTATTCCGTTTCTTACGCGCTTCAGGGTTTGATTTGTAATAACTAGACGTGCTTCCTGCCATAAAGTCTGCTCTGTACTAATTCTGGGTCAATTGTTGGCATAATGTTTGCAAGTTTTGAAAGAGGATTCCCTTCAACTGCAACACCACTGATGTCATTTTTTGCTAGCCAATCACACGCTGCTTTCAAGTCTTGAGTAGAAGCTTCGCCTGATTTAACACGTTTAAGGAACTCAGTTGTAACTAAGTTATGTAGTTCATTAAACTGTTCTTCATTCGCTTTCTTCACTTACTACCTTCTTTGCTTTTTTCGTTTTAGGCTTAAGTGGTGCTTGAATTTCAAGCCTTACGTAGTCTTCAATTGATTGGTGACGTAAAGCCCTTTCAGCCTGTTCAATAGTTTCAAACTCTTGCAGCACTTTGTTACGTGTTACGTCTACTAATTTGAATGTCATGTGGTTAACTATTCCTCAATACTATTTGATCTAATTTATTTTCGATGCGTACCATATGGTCTTCCATACGTTGCACCATCACTGATAAGTCAGCTTTTGATACGTACTCTTGAGCTACATTCAGCTCAAGTGCATCTATACGTCTATCAAGACCGCTGATGCGATCATGTACGTTATTTATTCTGTTGTGCAGTCTGTTATTAAGTGCCGCACCGCCTGCCACGCAAGCGATGAGAACAGACACTACTGTTTCCATTTATTCAAGTGCCACGATTGGTACGATGTCATTACATAAAATTTCTACCCTTGAGCCAGGTCTAAATGTAAATCCAGTTTTCATGATTTCCGTACACTTAAGTGCTCTGACTAGTTCATAGTCAAGACGCATCTTAGCTTCGTGTTTACGGGCGATAGCTTTACAGGTTTCTATCATGCCGCCATCTAGCGGCACTGAGAAGCTTACCTGTGCTCCCCAGTTATTACTTTTGACGTAACTGTCAGGATCCATTGGTGTTGTATCGTTCCCCATATAAAATGGAGAAAACTGCATGGTTGTACCATTACAGCTGTTATTACCACTGAAGTATTGTCTTGAAGGTGCTCCGTTGTTTTGGAATTGCACTGCTTGATTTGTTACGTTACCCGTGGCCGCGGCCACAGGACTAGAAGTATTTTGTACCTTAGGATCTTCAGCGTAAGCAGGGCTTATTGCGAGAAGATTGATAAGGAGGTAGTAGTAGAAACCTGTTGAATAGTTTCGTCTACATCGATTGTTTCGACTACTCCCGCTGCTCTGGTCACTATTTCTAGTTGAAACTGATCCCCTGCAGTATGTACTGAATAAGTTGTGGAGCTGTTTGAGATATCTCCACTTGGTGTTACGTTTGTTCCTGACCATGATGAATAAGCACCACCATAGATCTCAGTCGCAATAGTACGATCAATATCAATAGTGGTTGTAGTGGTTGATTGCATAGACCCTTGGGTGAAGTTAGGAGTCACTTGGGCTGTAGCTGGACTAGCCAGCATTAACATTAGTAGTAAATACTTCATTCTTCGTCTTTCTTTTTAGGGTCTGATGATTTACTATTTGATTTATGATTAGATGTAGTCAATCCAAAAGTAGCTAAAGCCCCTGTAAATACAGAAGCCACAAAGGTTATATCCCCGCCACTTTGCCCCTTTTCAATCATTGGTAGATTGACATAGTTTAAAGTGATGATAAATCCACTCCAAATCACAACCCCTAACCGTACAAATGTACCTAGGATTTGTATTTCATCTTCTGTATTCTCCTTTACCTTCTCTAAGAAGTTTCTGGGCTTTCCACCGTTTTCTTTTTGGTTAGCTTGCTCCATGCCTGTTTAAATATAGGTTTAAATAGCATCACTAGATATTTAAATAGTGATTGTCCAAGTAATGTTGCAGCAACCGAAATGAATGCCGTAGTTGCTGCAGTTGTCATAATAGTAGTAGTAGGCATCGGTACTTCAATTTCAGTGAAAGGTACTTCTATTATTTGTGCCTCTGGTGGAACATAAGGCTTAGTCGATGGGTTTTTTGTTTCTTTTTCAGGAGCCTCATCCTTTGTGTTAATACCTTCGATGCCAGGTGGCGGTCTAAGGGTGTTAGGAGGGACTACAAGAGGCTCGTATGAAGGTATAGATGCTCTTGGTACTTCAAGTGTTGCACCAGGCATTACAGGAGCATCTGGAAGGATTAATTGAGGGAAGCTAGGTATCTCTTCCCATTCCATTATTTGCTAATGGGGAATAAGCCGTCACGAACAAAGGCAACAATCTTGTCATCAATATCATTGTCTGTTGACTTGACATAAGCTTTAAGAAGATCAAGAATAAGGAATTTAACCTTTTCTGACTTCATGAATGAAAAAAGGATTGGACGGATAAGAGTAATCATGGTGATGTAGGCCACTCAGTGGCAAGATTTGGGTTTGCAATCATGACGGGCTTATTGTCGTCATCAACGACACCTTTACCGTCAGAATCAGTTTGTTGTACCTGTGCTACACCAAAGAACAACTCTTTAAGAGCTGGAACATCTTTAGCTGCATTGATTTCAGTCTGTCGTGTATTACAAGCAGAACGGACAGCACCACGATATGTAAGCCAAGTAGACGCTACGGCTTGACCTAGTTCTGCTGCGCGTGTAACACGCCAATCAGAAGGTGTTAGCAGTGAGTCAGCGATTTGACTTTGCTTAGCTTTCCATTGTGTCTTTAGTTCAGCTAGATCCTTAGGATTATCAACACCCCAATAGAAACGTTGATCCCATGTGGGAGTATCTGATACTTCTGTAATACCTAAGGCATTACGCTCTTCTAGAGTAGAAAGGCGCAGCCAATTTGCTGGATATTGAATATCAGCATGTGTGAACGCCCGATCATAAGATAGGGGCTTATTGTTTAGTTTAAGCATAATTAATTAGTTAGCGTGCGCGTGCAGTTTTGAAGGGATGTTCGGCGAAGGCGGCGTAGATGTATGTTGCGCCACTTCCATTATTTTCTCCAGAAGTACCAGCCAGACGAAAACCGTTACTGGTGGTATGAACTGCATATGTTGCAGCTGGTTGTTCTGAGGAAGTACTGTTGGCATACAACCAACCCTCGCCAGAACTCACGGTGTCTCTCTCTGTGTCATACATGACCCAGGATCCAGCACCACTTGATTTTTTCATCATGACCCAGCGGGTTTTAAACCCGGTATAAACAAACGGACCACTAGATGAACCGTTGCCTACGTACGAACCAAACGCGCTATAGCCTTCGACAGGTGCGAAGCAGTAACTAATATATTCCTTACTGCTATTGTTTACATTGTTAAGTGCTGAACCACTTCCAGGTACATGAACTACATTACTGTCAAAATCTGTCCAATAATTACTTTCTGTATCTTCAGCATTATCTAAGTCTAATCTTAAAAATTTATTCGCGGTTAAACTGCTATGCCATACAGCCCAATAGTTTGCAGTTGTACGATTTTTAGTAATTACAAAATCTGGTTTTGCATTCAGATTATGAGCTATTGTTCCTGCAGCACCATCACCCGTATAACTAACAATCGAGAACCCAGCAGACGGATTAGCACGTACTGTTGATGCGATTGAAGGGAGGTTGGGAGGTGTTACACCGGAGTCAGCTAATATTTTTCCATTCACCTTAATCGCGCCAATACCCCAATATGAAGAGTCTGTACCTGCAATAGTTAAAGAGGTTATTTGTGCATTGACATTTACAGTATTCCAAGCGTAGTCACCAACATTTGGGAAAGCATGTGCTGTCCCATTAACAGTAATTGTTATAGTGCCAGTTCGGTCGAAAGTATACACTTCCAATGTGGTTACAGGATTAGGAAGTTGAGCAGCTAAATTGGTAAGTGTAACTGTACTTGCCGCATTTGAATACCAAATATCTGCAGTGTTTGCGCTAGCAACACCATTAAAGGCGTGGCTAGGGGTAGTGCTGTAGGCGGCAGTGGGCCAAGTATCTAATCCACTCCACGTCTGACTCTGGTCATACAGCGAGCTATTTAAACTACCAGCAGCAACTGATGTGTTGGAAGATCCAGCATCCCAGGACCAACCTACGTATGATTCTCCGTTAGTATTTCCTATGGTTGTATTCGGACCAAGTGTATACCCGTCAGAATTGAATGATGTGAGACCTGTTTGACTTAATTCTGCATCAGTAGCATTTGAATGAAGTGATTTATTAACGCCACGAATAGTATCAACAAGGAAGTGATAACCACTCGCACTACGCGACTTATACCAAACCAAATCGGGGCTGTTATTCAGGCCAGTAACATTCATCGTTCCACCATTACCAGTCCACAGCTTCGTATCAAACGCCGTCGAGCCATCTTCAATCGTTGGATCAGGTAGGTTGGCGGTGCATAGACATTTGTAGCCGCTTGGAGCGGTGGAGGCGAATGGGCGTTGTCCTGTGTTTAATGTAATTGTCTGAGCATCACTTGAATTTAACGAAGCAAGTGGAGCGTAATCAGAGAAATCACGGCCTGTAAAGCTAGCTCCAGTGCCGCTTGCAGGGTTTCCGCTATTTAACCATGTACCATTAACAGAGATAAACATTTTTTGATTATCTACATCAACAGCAATTCCATAAATAGTGCCTACCGCTGCAGCTGCTGGAGCACTTCCTGTTGAAGATGTTCCATAAAGTGCTCCTGTATCACGAAATGCCGCTATGAATGGATCAGACCATGCTCTGTTCCCCTCTTTTTTTGTATCGACAATACCGTAATAACCTTGGCTAAAACCAGAAGCAGAGGTAACTGTTAGTTCAAAATAGGTTTTACCGCTCCCAAAAGTAATTGTCCCAATAGAGTCGCCATTACCTCCAGCCGTAAGATTACCGTCAGTGAGGGTGCGTACGTAACCTCCTGTTAGTTCGCCTAAAGGATTCCACGTACAATAATTTCCACTCAGTTCTCCACCAACACCAGTATCATTTGTTGGATCTCCGTTGGTTGGGGAGTCACGGAAGACGTCAGCGATTTGTGGCGGTCCAGCAATATTTGTATCAATCAGCGCCTTACCGTCAACATATATCCTCATCAAGTAGGGATTACCATTATTGGTTGAGAGATGGAAATTAGATATATTACCACTAAAGCTTGTTTCTACGTATTGAAATCCACTACTAGCTACTGTAATGGCTGTAGCATCACTTAATCCCTCATTAATAGTGAAAATTCCTGGCCCATGAATATAAATTTTTACTTTACTTGAGCAAGCAATTGAAGATGTAAGCACCCATTTTGCTGAACCAGTTGTATACATGGATCCATAAGCATCGTATATCATTCCATCATTAAATACACCAGGCCAATCGTAAGTACCTGTGTAGGTATTTGTAAATGTACCGTATGTGCTCCAAGTTTGATCTTTGTTCCAGACTTCATCTGCAACACTTAAATTATTAACCGTCCACGTATTACTATTACCACTACTATCAGTACCTAGCGCTGCATCAGAGCTGGTGTCAGAGAAGTCAAGGTGGAAGGAGTTGTCAACTATGGATACACCGGAGTCAACAAGAATTTTTCCATCTATTTCAATAGCCGCTACAGAAGAATCCTCACTTCCGCTGGGAGTTACACCATAAAAAATGCTAGTTACAGAAGATATGCTGGGGATAGTAATCCAGCCGTTATCACCAGTTACTGTAATAAGTGAGGAGTAATCCGTTCCATTTACTTTTAGAACATTAGTCGCTGAGGCATCACCGTATGCAACGTAAATCCGTAGACTACTATTTACAGCAATAGCTGAAGATGGTGTAAATGTATGGCCAGTGCTACCACTTTCTAATGATCGATTGCTTAAGTCTCCATTAAAAGCATTAGTGATTGGATAACCACTGTAAGCAGTACCACTTACAAAGTTACTCCACGTCTGACTCTGGTCAACTAACGGACCATAAACCCCGTCAAATTCCTTAGGTTGCCATACATTATTGGTATCGTATTCTCCGAAGTCAGTTGCAGCTAAGGCTTGACCGTCGATGAAGTGGATGTCTGCTAGGTAGCCTTCTAATCCATAATGGTAATTGTTAGTCTGCCTTGCTATAAAATGTGGATTACCATCCATCCATTCGCTGTCAGCGTTTAAAGCTGGATAAGAACCGGTTAAGGTTTGCTGAACTCCGTTAACATATATTTTAACTCTGTCGGTAGAAGTAGATTGAGTGGAATCCAATACAATGACAAAATGATACCAAGCTGAAAAGTCTTGGTATTCTGCAACAGTAACTACACCACCTACCGCGATATCCCAAGTAAAGTAAAGTTTACCACTAGAGAAATAACAATAGCATCCAGTACCGTTATTTACTAAATTAGCAAATAAATTCTGGTAATTGCTTCTGTCCAGTTTAACCCAACTACTCCAAGTCCAAGTTTTTTGATTACCTGCAGAAGAAAAAGTTTTTGATAAGTGAGCTTCATCAGATGTATTAAACCTCAAGCTACGTTCAATCTCATAGCCACCACCACCACCACCCTGACCGGAAGCACCAGCCAAGGCGTTACTTCTAATTAAACTCATGAGTAATTAGCAGTAAATACTGCGTGGATAGAAGTACCAGAGCGCACGACGTAATCCACCCTATCTACAGCATCCGCATCGGTGGAGAGCGTCGGCGCGGTTCCGCCAACAAAATCCCAACTAGTACCCCAGGCTGACGTGCGGCTACCTGTACCGTCCTGTACAAGGAAGATAGAACCTCCCTGCCCAGCGGTTACGTTTGTTGGATTAGCAATTGTCAAATTCTGATCAAGAACTAGCGAGTAGTTATTGGAATCTGCAAAGTCAGGTGTAACTGTTGCTCCAGATGTAAGTGCAGTAATCGTTCCGCGTTGTGCAGCAGTGAAGGTTTGAGCTACATCTGTTACAGCATTGGATGCTGGTAAAGCTGCTTGTGTTGAAACAAGTGCTGAACCTTCTTTAACATATAGTTTGTCTTGATCAGTTGCGTAGACAATCTCTCCTTCCTGAATATCAGCAACAGAGGAATTAAGATTAGTGTATGTGCCCCGTGCTACGCGCACAGGTGTTCTATTAGTAGGTGTAGGCATTAGTCGAAAGATCCTCCGTCAAAAGTTTGAGATGTAGTTACAAGTGAGCCGCCTGAATCAAAGTTACCAGCGTCAATAGTGGGTGAGCCGCCATTACTCCAAGACATATTTCCACTACCGTCAGTAGTTAATACTTGGTTTGCAGTACCGTCAGCTGCTGGTAAGTAGTAGGTTGTGGCAGTAAATGAAGACGGTGGTCTAATCCTCAGGAAGTTATTTGTAGTACCACCATAGAAAGCAATACCTCTTTGAGTACTTGTGGTGTTCATTACGGTGAAATCATCACTCTGAGTCATATGTAGGTGAGACTCACTACCACTTCCAAAATACAAATCTATTCTGTTATTTCCTACTCGGAATTTTGTGTTACCATTGACTAAATCTTTAGCATTAACATCCAAATCACCACCAAGTTGTGGTGTAGTGTCAAAGATAACATCTGCCCCACCCCAAGATGTATTACCACTACCATCAGTCTTCAAGACATAACCACTTGTACCAGCAGTACTAGGTTTTGTTAAATATCGATCTTCTGAATCATTGGCAAAGTAATTCATCCATACCCAAGAGGTAGTAGAATTGTCATATCTAAGCCGTACCGTTAATCCAGAAGCACCTACAAAGCCACTAGGAACGCCTGAAAGTGGGGTGAAACTTTCAATACCTGTACTGTTACCAATTTCTACGTAATCATTGTCATCGGGGCTTCCAGGTATTGAAGCTACGTTTGCAACTAGCGTAAATAGGACAGCATTAGATACAGCAGCACTAGCTGCGTTAGCTGTATTAACAGCAGCTGTAGCGTTAGTGTCTGCAGTGTTAGCCGTAGTAACTGCAGCACTAGCATTGGTATCAGCAGTATTAGCTGTTGTAGTAGCACTATTGGCTAGATCAATAGCAGTATTAAAACCGCCACTGCCGTCTGATTCACGTGAGTTATTCAGTGCAGTCGTAGCATTTGTGTCAGCAGTGTTTGCCGTCGTGACAGCAGCACTGGCATCAGTAGATGCCGTGTTTGCCGTTGTAACTGCACTAGCTGCATCTGTAGATGCTGTAGTAGCTGTAGCACTGGCAGCATCAGCCGTAGTTACAGCTGCACTAGCGTTTGTATCCGCAGTGTTAGCTGTAGTTGTAGCCGCGTCAGCTGTAGTAATAGCTGTAGCACTATTAGTTAATGCTGTATCAGCTGTTGTCTTCGCTGTATCAGCTGTGGTGTTAGCTGTATCAACCTCGAAGTCTGCTTCTTGTACAGCAAAGTGTGTTTGGGTGAAGTTATTATTTAGATCTTCTGCCTTGATTGCTGAACCAGGGAAGAATGTTGCATTAAGCGTGTCAATTTCAGTATCACGATAGATACGGATGGCAGCTCCACTTGTAGGTGCTGTTGTAAATGACAGGGTGGTTGCATTAGCAAATGTGTATGCAGTTGTAGCAACAGTGTCAAGAGTTACCTTGACATCTGCTTGTTTAATGTATTCAAATGTAAAAGAATAGTTCGTGGTTGAACCATCCCCTGTGTATGTGTTCTGTGTAGTTGCCATTACGCTTTAGATACTATACTTTTTCTTGGTGTATTCCAGATATTTCAATGCTTCTTTTTGTTGTCCTCTTTTCAGATACTCAGCAGTTCTTTCGCGTACGTATTGCCTACGTCTGATATCAGTAAAATCCTTAGATCCAGTAATTGCATCACCCATAGCTCTCTTGAGTTCTCTATCAAGAGACATATGAAGACTTTCAGCTGTAGATGTATCCATCGGGAGGTTTTCTTGCTGCCCTTCTTTGAATCTTTTTCTAAAACCTTTCCCACCACCAGCAGTTTCTTGCATAACACGCTGAATACCTGCTTTCCACAGTCCGTCTTTTCCCATTATGCTGAGAATTTCTGACTGTTCAGCAGAGGTTAGTTTCTCACCTTGACCGTTTGTACTAAGTGTAGCGGTTGCATCGTACTCAACATCGATAAGAAATTGTTTTTCAGGTGATATTTCGCCACTTTCTTTCCAAGGTGTGTAAGTGTTTCTAAGTCGTGCCCAAATACTATCTGGTGTATTCACTTCACCCCCATCAATCCAATCATATTCTGTTGGCAGCATCCCTTTTAAAAGTGGCAGCCTATTCATAATCATTGAATCTAGTTCATTATTAATAATCTTTAATTCAGGGTCTATTAATCTAGCAATCTCTGCCATTTGACTAGAGCCACGGACTGTTGAAGCAGTTAGGAATCCAGCTCCCCAGCGATTGATAGCACCTACATCACCACGTAAGACATCAAAGAATGGTTCTAAACCAGCCATGTAAGTTCTATCTTTAAATGACGCACCAAATGCAAAGGCAGTTTTCTTTAGTAGCTCACCCATATCATTCGGTTCTAGTACATCGAAGTTATCGCCTATGGTTGCAACCAAACTTAGATAGGTAGTGATTGGTCCTAATCCTTCGTAGCTATACCATTTACCATCTAAACCTTTGATGCTATTTCTTTTCCAATCACTGCGATCTCTTGTTTTTTGCACCTGCCTATTGTAATGACCTGCTCCATGAAGCCTGTCATCCATAAATAAAGCAACTGCACTACCTGTCATCAGAGTTCCTAAAGCCTTCCTGCCAAGAATATCGGCACGTAATTCGTTGTACTTACCTTTAACTTCCAGAGGGTCACTGACATCAACACCCCTTTGAGTCAATAGCTCTACTACTTTTTCTGTTTCCATGTCATCAAATGACTGCTTAAATACATTCACGTCTTTCATGAACATTCCTAATACAGGTGATGCAGGGTTGTATGACGCGGTATATTTAAGTTCGTTGAGTGGTGTTTTGGTAAACAAAAGGAATGGTTTCAATATAGGCATCCTTCTGATTAGTGCTGACATGTCATCATTGGCAGCATTATCTAAGTTAAACGCCATTTCACCTGAGGCATTTTTAACCGCCTTGTCCGTGATGATACCCCTTTCATCGAACATCTCAGCGTGAACATCTTTTGCTATTTTCTGCGCTTCAGCTTTGTCAAATTTAACAGTACCGTTTTTAGTGTACTTATCAAATGCCCTACCTTTAGCTTCAAAGTTAGCAATCAATGAATCCATGAATCCATCCATTGCTTGCATTGATCTTGTGCCAAATCTTAGTGCCGGATGCTTAGCTAAATCATTCATAGCGTTGATGTTTTCCATCAACATTTGAGGGCCAAACTCTCCTTTAGCAGCCTTAGCATCAGCAAAAGCAGTTAGAATATCTAATTGTCCTTGATTTTTAAGACCAATATTATCCCTTACTGCGGTTACATTGGGATCCAGCGCAGATCTTTTGAAGATTTGCTTTGCATACCCTAAACCACCTGTAATGCTTTCCCACATGCTGCTGTATTGATACAGTGCTCTTCGTGCTGTACGTAAATCACCAGTCATCAAAGCACCAGCAAAATGTCTTATGGGCTTCTCTACAAGTAGATGGCTGCCTGCAGCTATTGCTTTAAATGGTGTTGAAAATGAGCTTAATGCGCCGTTATAAACATTCGCATAGAACGCTGTGTTAATAACTGAAGGGATTTCAGGTTGTCCATCAAAGAATGCCTTACTCCATATTGAAGTTGATTGTTTAATGTAATTATTCAAAGAACTGAGTGTCTTAACGTTTCCATCAGTAAGCTCATAAGCCATCATTAATGGTGTCAACATCTCAGGATTTGCTTCCTTAATTGCTCTTAAACCATCAATTGTTTCTGCAGTTTCCTGCTTGATACGTTCCATAGCAGCGAGTGTTTTATTCTTCTCACCCTTGATTAGATTCTCTATACGTTTTTTGGCTGCATTATCGTATGCTTGAGAACCTTGTGCTGTCATCCTATTCCATAGGTTAAGCATGTTTAGGGATCTACCACGAACATATGAAGTCATACCCTTCTGAGCCATAAGAAACTCAACACGGTCTAAGATCTGCTCCTGTGCTCGTTGGATAGAACCTGAACCATCAGTTAGTCTCATGCCTTGAGCCGTATCACTGATCTGCCCTGCCATTGAAGTAGCTACGTATGCAGTAGCTTTAGCCTCATCCATATTTACAAAGTCATCCATGTACTTTTTAATTGCACCAAAGACTCCGTGATATCCTTCATCAGTTAGTTCTGGTGTTCCTGTTGATACATTTCTTCCTTGATAAATTGAGCCAGGATAGATAGTTCTTTGAAGCTCCTGTAAATCCATCTCATAGAAGTCATTAGCATACTTCTCTCCTACGTTTTGAACTTCCTCGAAACTTAGATATCTTGTGTCATCAATCTTGTAACCGTATTCACCTGCATCTTGTAATGTAGAGGCTAGTCCACGTATTAAAAGGCGTGCATTTTCGCTGCTCTCATTAGCAAACTTAAGAGCACCCTCTGACATGACGCTTCCCACACGTCCGTAGATTGTTCCTAGGTTTTTATCAATACGTGCAGCATCAATAGATGCACCAACAATACCAAGATCATCTACTGATCTGACACCAGTTTCCTGATATCCGTAACTATCATGATAACCAAATATCGGTTCGTTCGGATCTACAGACCTATCAAAGTTATAAGAACCTACTTCATCTAGTTCGTTTAAACGCTTACTTACTGATCGTTCAATAACATCTTCAGGAGTTAAATCTAGTTCTACATTTCTCTCCAACCATGCCTTACCTTTTTCATTCTCCCCAACGTGTTTAACAAGATCGTGTGTATCACTTACTCCTTTATGTAGCTTAGTTAAACCCATTATCATGTCCATACCAATGCCTAGATAGGCACCTTCCAAAACATTCTTACCACGTTTAACATCTGGTGAATCAGTGTCTAAAGTAGCAACATTGTCTGGAATCCAGCCCAATGTTCGTGGGTATGCTTTCTTCAGTGTGCCAGTAAGGTTGTCATCTGTTTGGTTCATAGGAACCGCGTAATCAACAAAAGCACCAGCACCAGCACTGAATGATGTTTCACCTAACCACTTAACAAACGGATCATTGAGTATTTTTAAACCTTTAACGTTCTTTACTTTTGCAGTTTGTGAGGCTATCCCTGCATTACCCAGTCCACTTAATAATAGTGTTGGTAACACAACTGAAGATATTTCTCTTACTGTTTGTGCTACTTCATTTTCAAACTTAGGTGTTTGCTTGATATCAACTCCAGGTATCAGACTCAGTGTTCCATTAACCCAGTCTTGTAAGCCAATCAATACATCTTGATCACCTTCAGCACCGTATTTATCGATTTTGTCGTAGTCGATAGTACCGTCTTCATTTTTAAATGGACTGGTTTCTACGGCTTGTGCCCTTGGATTGGTTGGCTCTACTGCTTGTCCACTATCTGGATATCCCCCTGCAAGCCCTGTTGCACCAGGAGCTTCTCCAGCTGCAGGGTCTACTTGAGTCTGTACCTGCGGCTCTACTTCTCCACCAGACTCAATTATCTCACGTTCGAGTCTTGCCTCTTCCTCTTGTGCAGCTCTTAATTCTTGTTCCCAAAGAGTACGTTCTTCTATACTCTCAAAGCCTTGACTTTGAAGTAGTTCGTCTTCATTCATGATTTTTCATTGTCAGTAATTTTTATATTTACCTGACGTGTAAGTAGTCCAGTCTCCAAATCCTTGCGCCCGCTTCCATAAGTAAAATGCTGCCTTCATGTTTAGTACTGGATCGAATAAATCTTCGCGTTTATGGATACCTAGCTCTTGAAGCCATCCGTCATCTTTATGGACGCCCCAATTGATTTGCATAAGTCCAACACTATCTTCACCTGACTCAGCATAAAGACCAGATCTTCGCGTGCTATTTGTAGGATCCATGCCGCTTTCAGGGCCTGCAATTTGCGACACTGTGTAAGCAGCTTCAGCTGGAAAACCTACCGAAACTGCTAGGTCATTTACCTGTTGCTTGGTCCAAGAACCTTCAGGAGGTGGATCCTCGCCTTGTTGGAATACAGGTCTTACTGGAAAGCTATTTGTGTTTTGTATTCGATTTGTTTCCTGTTGTATAGCTCTTAGTCTTTGTTCATTTGCCACCCTACCACTTGTAAATGTGTATCTTTGCGACGGTGACCATTGATTTTGAATCTGCTCCCAGTTTGGGTCCATTGGTATAGGATCGATTTGATCACTTAGTGCCGCTATTTTGTGCTGAACTTGATATGTAGTTAGTCCTGTATTTTGTGCAATTACTGCTAACACTTCACTGCTCCCTGTTTCTTGTAATTTATTTGATGCTTCAGTTAAAGCGGTCGCCCCCATTAGGTTTAACCATTCATTTGGATCTTTTAGTTGAGTCGGAGTTAGTGCTCGTAACTTAGCTACTTTTCTTTGAGCTATGAGTTGAGCATTTTTTTGCCCCTTCATATCTTCGTGATAATCAGTTAAGCCATAACTATTAAAAGTCCCCGGTTTAAGTAAATATGCCTTGGATTCAGTGGCTGCTTTGTTACCAATCAACTCCATTGCGTCATTAATATTCGTTCCTGTCTGCACAAGATCAAGTACTTGTTTCCTGTATTTCTTTACTTGCTCCCCAACAAACCAATTAAATTCATGAGATTGTGTGTTAGATGCATTTTTGAAGCCTATTTGATCTACATCCGCTATCGCTGACGTGATTTCTTGAGCAAGATACGCATTAAGTTGCTTATATTGAGGGGTTGATCTAAGTCCATCTTGATACTGTGCTGCACCAATATACTGATCCCAAAGCTCTTTAGGTACACCCATTTGCTCCATATAATCTACACTTAAGTTATTGTTTAGCCTACGCTCTTCTAACTGCTCCCTCATTACAGGTAACACTTGAACCTCAGCTGTTTGACGTTTGATCCCTTGTAAAAAAGCAGGGTTAGCATTGTGACCTGCTCTCTCATAATAGAATTGCTCTATCTTACGGTAATCTTGATTACTGATTCTCCCGTCATCAGTAGCTAGTTCTTGAGCGAATGCATTGGTTGCCATCTCAGCTTTTATTTGTTTCTCTTGTGCTTCTAAAGTCAAAAGCTTTTGTGCTTCTTTCCTTGCAACCTTTAATTCATGATTGATCGTCTCTAACGCCTTTGTGTAACCACCATCTTCAATAGTTGTAGGCTTGCCGTCCTTCATAAATACTGCCGTTTTTGTACTTTCTAATTGATCTTGGTTTAATCCACGTGCAATTAGGTACTTAAGCCCTTCATTGATTGCATCAGGGCTTGGTGCTTTTGAAAGAATATCTAAAACAGCTGCTGGATTATAAGTTCCACCATCATAAGCGGCATTGAGTATGAGTTTGTTTCTATCTCTTTCATTCTCTTTTTCTAATACTTCCCTGCGTCCACGATTTAATCTACTTTCAATTCTATCTAATGCTCGACGCATTGTCGGATTATAAGCTTGCTCCAAAATTGGAGTTCCAGGTGTAACCCCATCAATTGTCAACTCTCCCCGCATTTGAGCTTCGAGAGCATCAATTTTCTTCCGCTTCTCCTCTACTGTCAGCTTAGGATCGTCTGCAATTTGTTGGATTATTTCTGCATTTTGCTCAGCAGTTTCACGCAATACATTAGCGTTTGTAATGTAGTTTCTATAGCCACCACCTTTGATAAGATGCTTGTGCATCGTGTTGATGTACTCTTGAGACTTACCTTCTTCCAGTAATCTTTTTACTAGATTAGTGCGTTGAAACTCAGATAATGAAATAGCACTGTTAATCTCTTTAGCGGCAAGAATATCTTCGTGTGAATACTTGTTTGTGAAAGATATTTGATTAATAGCTTTTTGTTGAATATCCTTATTCTGCTTGACAATACCTGAAGTTATATCAAATGCTGTCTTGGAGAAGTCAACTAAAGCACCAAAGGTGTCTACTTTATATTTATCCTTAGCTTTTTCTTTTTCTAGCTCCTTTGCCCAAATCTCAGATGAACGGTTTTTCTGTGCTCTAACACTTGCTTGTTCTATAGATGATCTTCTTTTCAGATCATCTTGTTGAATGTTTTGAGTTTGTTTTTGTGCTTGGAGAAAGATCTCTCTATTTTTTTCCAGATGAGTTTGCGCAGCATTCATTCCCCTGATGCGCCTGTTTGCTTCATTCTGGAGTTTTGCTACTTCGTCTGGTACAGCTAAATGGTTTGCTTTAAAGCTACCTTCACTAGCTGATGATTTAAATTGTGCCATGTTATCTTGTTGGATAGAAACTGTTACCTAATCCACCTAAGGATGTGCCAATAGATCCCCAGCTTTTAGCTGTTGATCCTAAGAAAGTTCCCAAACCATCTGCAGCTCCCAAATTGCCGATTGAAAGGGCAGGACCGATAGCACTAATGCCACCTGCAACCATTCCACCAATCTTCAGTACATCACCGAAGTTAGATAGACCTACGTTCTCTCTACCTAGTGATCCTCTAAAGGCTTTCTTATCTGGTTCGGGTGTCTCCCTATATTCTGGGAAATCAGCAATTAAAGGTCTAAGTAGTATCTCTACGTAATCCTCTGTTTCTGGATCATCATATTCTGCATATACATCATATGGATTAGCTATCTCAGGCATTCGCTCTGGTTCTAAAAGTACTGATGCTTCTGCATTCATATTCTGCTGCATCAGTGCATTGGTTATGTTTTTCCTTACAATCCTATCTCTGTCTGCAATACTCTGCTTTGTTGCTGATAGTTTTAATTTGTTTAGCTTAAGGTCTGCATCCAACGTACTGCTTTTTAAGTCGTATTCATTGTTTGCTCTATCTCTAGCTGCTTGTACCATCGTTTGATCAAGGATCAGCATGTCTTTTAGGCTTGCAAGATTTAGATCCATACCTTGTTCTGCATACATCAAACCATTTGCAATTGCAGATCTCATAGCACCTGATTCAGCTAGCGTTCCTATAACAGCCTTATTAGCTGACCTTCCTGACGCGCCGCGTGCTGCAATTTTCCCTGCATTCTTCATCCCCTGTAGAATTATCTGCTGAGTATCTACTTGGGCTTTACTCCGTTGCCTACGTCTTTCAATATCTATCGTACCTACATCACTAATATATTTATTAGTAATTCTACCTGCTTCAAAGTTTGCATCTACTAGCTGATTCTGTTTGTTAACTTTTAAGCCAGCAGTTGCAGCACTGTAATCCATTAAGGTTTGACTTTCTTCAAACATGACACTTAACATGTCATCTCTTGTCTTGAAAGTCTGTTCCTTATTAGCAGTTCTAGCAGCTATTTGGTTAAACTTCTTCTGTGTTTCTGCTTGCTCAACAGACTTATTGTAGGCACGTCTAGCGGTTTCAAACTCATAATCCTGCATTTCAACAGCAGCTTCATAGCCCTGCATCATGCCTGCTTCTTGATATCGAAGATTATCTTCGTTATGTTCTATCTGTAGATCGCGTTGCTCCTTAGCATAATTATATTGATCTCTTCTCTCTCTTTCTGTAAACCTCCACTGCTCTTTAGCTTGTTTAAAAGCAGCGTTTTCAGCCCTACGGTTTGCATTGTTTCTACTACCTGCACCAAATAAACTCATACTTACTTCCTCCTATAAAATCTTGGTGTATAGTTTCCTTCCCACATCATCGCGTTAACGGCAATTGGAAATGGTGTATTGTTGAACATTCTTACTTTGAAGTTTTCTGTACGTTGGTGGATAGGTACTGTAAATACAGTTTCGTTATCTAAAGGGACATCATTAGCTAAATACTTGTTTGCTTCAATGACTGGATTTGTGGTAAACCATTCATCAATGTAGAATTTAATTTCTGAATCAGCTGCAGGTGCAGTGTCAAATACAATTGTTGTGTCGTTAGTAAAGCTATAGCTAGTTGTTGCTATACCGTTTACAGTTACTTTGATGTCTGACCTGTCTTCATAGTCAAGGTCTTTTTTGTTAAATGTAAATGTTGTTGTAGTACCGTCACCAGTAAATAACAAGCTGTATGGAATCCTTCCTTGTTGTTTAATCTTGAAGCTCATAACCCCAGACAAACCAACTGAGAACTTCATCCGGGCAATTGCTAGGCTTGCTGTGAAGTCTGTAAGCGCCTTGTCTGGTCTGTAATACGTTGTTGGTAGGTGTACATCAAAGTTGTATTTGAACCCTACTACAACGTCACTAGCTACGTTTGTAAGGTCTTTCCTAGGTACAATGAAGTAAGGGCCAGTACCGTCACTGCCTCTTTCTGGTGTGATAGTAAAGCCTGATTCAACAAACGAACCAGTACTTGTATTACCTTTAATAACTAATACAGGAGCTAATTCACTTACGTCATTATAAGGTAAGTAGCATTTAGATAAGTTATTAGTTGAATCAAAGACTACACTAGATGCAGTGGCATACAAATCAATACAAGGGTTAACCTTCTGCCCTTGGTTGTTGACGATGATTGCTTGATCAGGACTTTGGCTTAATGCTGCTTTACTTAGAGTTACTTGATTACCTTGCTTAGTTACTGCATACATGTCATCAGAGTTGATAACCATGAATTGACTAGTACCAGGCATAGACCAGCTAACCCAAGCTTGCATGACATTCTCTTCACCATCGCTGTAGTACCTAAATACATAAGCTTTATTTGAGGCTTGATCAGCCATAGCAATCATTGAGTTCTGTGGACTAGAGATCAGTTGATCAATGCTTGGAGAGATCCACTCTTTAACTACTCTTGATAGGTCTAGCACTTGTGGCGCTTCCTGCTGTCCTCTAGTGACCATACTGAAGCAACGTGTATACCCAGGAGTCTTACTGATGAAATTGATTTGTGTACCAACATCAACAGGGTCAACTCTGCTATCCATCTCGTAATTAGATAAAGTTCTAATTGTTGTGAGGGTAGGAGTTAACACCCCGCTATCTGAAAACATGACAAATTGCTGGTTCTCTGAGAACAACACAACACCTTGTGCTGTAGGAATCACAGCATGTAAAGCAGTAGGTCTGATCGATGAACAACTGATATCAATTGGATCTGAATCAATGATTGTCTGAGCTGTCTCAAAATAGAAGTTATAGTATGAGCCAGATTTACTCATTGATACGTTATCCTTTGACAGGAACCCAAGCCTATTGTTATGGAAGAAACCTGCTGTGATTTTTTCCCCAACAAAACTAGGGTGACTATTGGTGTCATTATCTCCAACTAGTCTATTTTGGTAGACAATTTTTTGGAACGTAAATACATTGGTTGCTGTATTCAGTAGTTCGTGAGGCATCGTTGCGTTATCTAAACCAGCTGATACTCCAGGTGCTCTAGCCTCTTCCCAATAACCTCTACCACTGACTCCATTGTCAGCTTTGAATTGAGCATGGTAATCATCTAGCAGGGTTACTGTATTAACGATCTTGACTATATGCCCGTGATAAGATTCAGTAGGCAGTAAACCAATGCTAGACACTTCATCTTGGAATGCTCCTAGATGTGTATTCTGTAAGCCGCCTCGTGCTTCTAATGTAAAGGCTGTATCAACTCCACTAACAACACGTTGGATATCTAGACTTGCATCACCATTACGGGTTACAGTCCAAGTCCCATCAAAGTCAGCATTACTAGCTGCTTGTTGTGCTGTAATCAGTGCATCAATAGCATCTTTAAGGTTATGACCTGACTTCTCTGTAAGGATGTCATCAAAGGTTGCATCAGTACTATCTGCTGTGATATTGGTTTCTATACCTTGGATAGTGACATAGTACTTAGCACTAGGTACAGCTCCTGTTAATACAATAGTACCTTGTGTACCAAGTATGTTTGCAGTTTCAGATAGTGCTGCTACTGTTACACTGTTGTTAATTACTACTGTAGTATCTTGTACTGTAAGTAGTTTGTAATTTAGCTTAGTACCACTTAGATAGGCTTGAGCGCCTGTACCGTAGTTGACTGTACAGACAACACCTGTCAGAGCGTTCCATATATTAATAGCATTTCCTTTAATGCAACCGATGTATTCTTCATCATCATCCCTGTTGATGTAGAACCACTTCGCATCATCATATGTTGTACCTGTTCCTAGGTTGGCTATATGCTTAAATCCAGGTCTTTTTGTTAGTCCATATGTTGCATCAGGAAATCCGTTATAGCACTCACGGACCTGACCGGGAAGCATTTTATCGTCTGATTGTTTAGATACTCCACCTAGGTAGTTAGAGATCCGCTGAGTTACTGAAGGCATTTATCGGTAAAGTACGTTGTATGGTTTGTAGCTGTTGTAATTATTAGTTTCCCCAGGATGTCCGAAGAATGTATAGTCACCTTGATTACATTCGTACTCCATAGCCATAGCTCTGGTGAACTGTTCCTTTTGTTGGAGCATTTGATATTGGTCAGGATCACCAACAATCCTGCTTTGAACTACTACAGCTGCCCTAGCTGTAATGAAATCAGCAATTGGCATAGGTAGATCTACCCAATCAAATAGCCAAGTGATATCACAAGATACTTTGTTTGTGAATGTAAACGTATGATTTGCTTTGTCGTATAACTTTCCACTTCTTCGTACTATGTCCATGTGTGCATTAGCTGCATTCTTTGCTGCATCAATCTGCAGAATGTTATTAGGGATAAGTATTTCGTTATTGGAATCAGGAGTCATGTCATAATGAAACTCCTTGTTGAATGACCATCCTTCCGCCTGTACTTCCCGTGAGACTTCTAACAAAGTCTGATAGGCAATCGCAACGTCCGGGTTGGTTTGATCTAGGGTTGTCACAGGCGCTTGACCACATGACTGTAGTATTTGATTTACAGCTGGCAGCTCTCGCTGAGCATTAGTGGTAGGAAAAGCCATAATATTTTAAGGTAAAAAAAAGGGCCTCCGAAGAGACCCTGTAAGGTGTATTTAAATCAGAATGCAGAAGGTGCAGTTCCGCCTACATACAGCTCAACAGCTGCAGCAGGGTTCAGGTAGTCAGCACCCATAGCCAAACGGCCAAGGATAACGTCACCCTGATAAATCACGGAGACATCACCACTGGTTACTTGTACCTGTGGGCCGATTGCTTCAACACAAGCGGCTGCTTCACGTTGGAAGATAAGACCACAAGATGTAGCAGCAACTTCTGCGGCTGTGCCGTAGTCGTTGTTGATGCCATCTGTAGCGCCAGAAGCGTCTTCCAGTGCTGGACCGATGAAGTCACCTGTATTGCCAGGTGAAGTCTGTCCTGTTGTACCGGCATACTTCGTACCGTAGTTGCCAAGGAACGGAATGTTCATTGACTTGTAGATCTTGATACCAGCAATCTCGATGATACCGTTGCCGCCTTGCAGAGCAGTGCCCTGAGCGTCACGATTCACAAGACCATTAGTTCCAACAGCTTGGATCAATTCGTAGTACTGGCGGGGGTTCAGGACGGCAACACGGCCATCACCAGAAACTCCCTTCTCATCCATTGCAGCTGCTGCGTCATAGAACGCAGAAACAAGTGCAGTAGAAGAGAAAGCATCAGATTCGTCAGTAGTAGCGCCAACACGGATCTGAGTACCACCTGGCTCAACAAAGTTAGTTGCAGTGACAGGGGATGCTGCGCGAGCACCGCGAGCAATTGCACGGAAGATCAAGCGATCATACTTTTCTGCGAGTGCATAACCGATCTTACGTGAGATCTCCGAGCGAAGATCGTAATGAGAAAGTGTCTCATCAAGGTCGTATACGAACGCTGAGCTGATAAGAAGGTCGTCAACTGTGACGGTCTTCTCTGCCACGGGAGGAGCACCATCGGAGTTACCGAGGATTGCATTTCCAGGCGTATGGTACTCAGCCGTTGTACGACCGGTATAGATGAACTGCAATGACTTGCCGTTCTTTAGTGTACGCTTCATCACAAGATCGCGAGCGATTGCATTGTGCTGGAAGCCTTTAAACATTTCTCCACTGAACAATTTCAGATAGAGAGCTCGGCGTTCGGCAGTTGTAGGAGACTGACCGCCCGCCAAATTATCAGCGCCGACAATAACCTGATTGGTTGTCAGCGTATTAGTTTGATGTGCCATTAAAATAGAGAGTTAATTATGTACGACTCTCAAAGATCTTTGAGTAATATTCAGTTTTATTTGTGGTCTATCCCACCGTCTAGACGGCTAAAGGTATCCTCCGTAGAGGGCTAAAGCCAATAGTGAAGAGGGGAATTGCACCCCTCATTAGATCTATCTCACTTCATGCGTCCATTGATTTATTAAAAGATACTTCTAATACCATTCTATCTAAATCAGATTTTAATCTTATTAAAGCCTCTTGTTCTGATGGATCACCACCAGGCCAAGTTTCTAGATATTTAGATACTGCTTTATGTGTTAAAACAATCCAAGTATCATTAACTGTTATTTGAAAGAATTCCATAAATCAATGAATGAACGGACGTATGTTTATGCAAGGTCTAGTGGGAAGTTATGTGCATTACGTTCATGCATTACTTCAAACCCAAGTCCAGCTCTGTTAAGGACATCTGCCCAGGTATTAATAACGTGAGTATTGCTATCAACAATAGATTGATTAAAGTTAAAACCATTCAAGTTAAATGCCATCGTAGACACACCAAGAGCGGCAAACCAAATGCCAATAACAGGCCAAGCCCCAAGGAAAAAGTGGAGAGAGCGACTGTTGTTAAAGCTAGCGTACTGGAAAATAAGCCGACCAAAATAGCCGTGCGCTGCAACGATGTTGTACGTCTCCTCTTCTTGTCCAAATTTGTAACCATAGTTCTGACTAATGTTTTCAGTTGTTTCGCGTACAAGCGACGATGTGACCAGTGATCCATGCATAGCTGCGAACAAGCTTCCCCCAAATACACCAGCAACTCCCAGCATGTGGAAGGGGTGCATAAGGATGTTGTGTTCGGCTTGGAATACCAGCATATAATTAAAAGTACCGGAAATGCCAAGAGGCATACCGTCTGAAAAAGAACCCTGTCCAAAGGGATAAATAAGGAATACAGCGGATGCTGCCGCCACGGGTGCTGAGTATGCAACAAAGATCCAGGGCCTCATACCCAATCGATAGGACAATTCCCACTCACGTCCCATGTATGAGTAGATGCCAATCAAGAAATGAAAGACAATTAGTTGATAAGGACCACCGTTATAGAGCCATTCATCTAACGACGCCGCCTCCCAAATGGCATAGAAGTGGAGTCCAATAGCATTAGAAGAAGGAACAACAGCACCAGATATAATATTGTTACCATATAGTAAAGCTCCTGATACAGGTTCACGGATACCATCAATGTCTACTGGTGGTGCAGCGATGAAGGCGATAATAAAACAGGTTGTAGCTGCTAGTAATGTTGGAATCATTAGGACTCCAAACCAACCAACATACAACCGGTTGTTAGTTGATGTAACCCACCTACAAAACTGTTCCCAGATTGTAGGTTGGTATTTGTTTGCAATTAGTGTGGTCATTAAAGTAATAGTTCATGTGTGTTTGTTCTAGTAAGTAAGACCATTTTAAAGACTTGGCTGTCTAGAGCTATAGAGGGAATTGCACCCTCCTTATTCTATTTAGCTATTGTTTTTTAGAAGCTGTACTTCAAGCCTACTTTTGTACCGTAATCATTGACATCATCAAAGGCTGCTGAAAGCTCTCCGTATACAGAGACACGTTTCGTAGCGTTGAATGAACCGCCGAGCTTACCTGTCAGCTTGGTCTCTTCTTCCCCACCATCTGGTGCGAAGATTGAAGGACCAGCTTGTACGTAATACGAACCTACTTCATTACCACTTTCGTAACCAAGGTGGAAGTCAGTGACATGTCCATTGAAATTAGAACCTGTGAAGCCAGCATTGTTTTCAATGTTGACGTAAGGACCAGCCAATGCAGGAGTTCCCATTGCAACGGCAGAAAGAATTGCGATAATTTTTTTCATGATTTTTTAAAGGGTAGTTTGTTTAGAAATTAACGTTTGATTGTTCAAGTTTTGCCATCACTTCTTGGCGATAGGCAGGGTCACGGTCGTAGCGGGGATCTTGCATAGCTGTTACTACTTCCGCTTGACTCTTGTAACCCTTAGCTGTACTAGATGGAGCCTTACCTTGTAAAAGCTTTCCTTCTACACCTTGTCCATCTTGCATCCTTAAGGCTAATGCTTGTACTGCAAAGTATGCACTACTTGGATCCCCACTATCCATAACAGAATCATACATACTGATTTCTTGTTCTTCAAGATTGTCAGATGCCCATTCCATCATGGATTTATACTGTGCATCACCGCCAACTAATCCTTTTAATTGATTAGCATCCTGTTCTGAAAGTGTTTTACTTTGGTTATCCTTTCTGTACTCAAGGTACATCTTGGCAAGATCTTCAGGTTTCGCTTCAGACAATTCTTTCAAAGTGTCTTCACTAAACTCATCCTGTGATTCTTCCCACAACCTATCGAACAATGAACTATCGACTGGTTCTTCTTCAGTGGTTTCTTCAGTAGCTTCTTCAGTTGGTGTTTCTTTTTCTTGTCCACCTAACTTTTTCTGGAGTTCAATGTAAGCAGCTTCTAGCTCTTCAGCATTTTTGTATTTACCAGCAAGCATTGTCTCTTGCTGCTGCTCCATCTCTTCTCCAATCTGCAGAGACTCTTGTTCATCTGCATTTAATTCTCCCTGACTATTTTCGTCAGAGATCATAGACATTACTTCTGCCATATATTATTTATTGTGGTGGTTGTTGTGCCTCTTGTTCCATCATTGCTACTTCTCCATTCTTTGAAGGATCCATGATTGGAGTTTTCATAGCATCAATTTCCATCTGTTGTTGTTGCATAGCCATCTGCTGTTGTTGCATAGCGGCTTGCTCTTGCTGTACTTCTTGCATGGAACGTACAAGATTAAGTACATCAATTCCTTGTGCTGCAGCAAGACGTTTGATTACCTCATCTGTATTGATGAAGGTATTGATAGCTTCAGGTCCAAGTGTTTGAGCAAGGATAGTTAGGAATTGTCCTAAGCTTTCCCTGTCTTGTCCTCGTCCTAATGCATTGATACCTGCAACGATGGTGGGTTTGACAATACCTTTAGGTATCTTAGGAATCTCACCTTTCTTCTGCGCTTCACTTAGTTTCCTATTAAGATAAGGTACTAAGAAATCTACAGTTAGAAGACTGAATAATCCCCCGAGTTGGGATTCCAGTTCAAATTGTGTCATCCTGACCTCTTCCGCTGTTGTGCGCTCAGACTGCCTAATATTTAAGACAAGGAATGCATCACTTAATCTACGCTCAAGTGTGTTTGCCATTTCATATGCAGTTCTGAAGTCAGCTGTCTTACCAACTTGAATGACACCAATATCATCTGGCCTACCTTGGATGATTGCACCGTTACCAGCTTTCTCTAGTGTGGAAGGCTTTGTTGTACTAGAGGGAGATACAGTAAATACAACCTTTGCTGCTGCTGCTGACCCTTCTACTAGTGCCTGAGAGAGTCCTTCTAATGACTTCAGATCACCAATGAACTGACCTACTCTCCCTCTGCCATAGCCCTCACCATCTACAGTATTGAAGCGTAGTGGAATCCAAGGATTAATATCAACTGGTGCTTTACCGTTTGAATCTTTCAGTACTTTATCATTTACTTCTTGATGCCAAATGAATCTATTGTTGTCACGTTTGATGTGTGTGTATACATCAACGTCATCACTGTATTCATTCTCATCCGTTACTTGATTGGTTTCTAATACATCTTTAGGTATCTGTGATTCAACCAAGTCTTTTGAAATTCTTTCCTTTGTAACTATTTCAATCACTTGACCGTTGCCATCCCGATCCACAACGTAGCGGTTCAAAGGATATACCTTTAGTCCATACTTACTCATATAAACTAGAGCGTTACCAGCTACTACAAGATGTAGTAATGCTTGGTGTACTGCAACACGATCATCAGATGCAGAGATTGACTCAAGAATGATTCGCTCCACCTTTGCAAAGGATAGATCAAGTTCTGATTTCATCTCTGGTGGAAACTCTTCACCGAGTTGACTTTCGTCTAGTTGTAGTTTAAAGAAACTAGTCTGTACAGGTAGCAAAGCAAGCATTAATTTACTTGCTAAAGTCACAGCTCCTTTAGCTCCTACCGATTGGTAAGGAGTCCTGAGTTGTTTCATACCTGACATATGTTCTTCATGTCCACGTACTAAGTATGGAAGGGTAAGCTCTGATGCTTGACGTGCTTCCTCTAGGAATTGGGAACGGTCGCTTGATAAATAGTCATACCTTGTTCTTGCTGACATTTAAGTTACGTTCAATGCTTTGTCTTTAATCTTTTGGATCCGCATACCGCTGCGGGCGAAGTTTCCTTTAACACCTTGACGAGCCATCTGTTGGCCTTCACTTCCTGTACCTACTGTTGCACCTTTAATACCTAGAACTGATTCTCTGTTGTTAGGTTGCATGGTGGCCATCAATGTATTCTGCATACTTTGTAGGCTCTTATCGTAGGAAGCTTGCTGACCTATCATCCTTTGCTGCAGCTGTGCAAGTTGACTATCAAAATGTTTCTGCATAGCTTGCTGCTGATCATATTGTTTAAATAAATTCTGCGCTCCACTCATGAACTGAACACCTTCTGCAGCAGCCTGTCTGCGCATTTCATCGTAAGACAATCCAGCTGCTGACGCTGCGTTCACAGCCTGTAAGCCAGCGTTAGCCATGGTTCCTTCGTTACCACCATACTTACCAATGAAGGTTCCTTTACGTGCATCGATGTAGTCTCGTGCTTTGTGTCCAAAGCTGATACCTTCACGTGCGGCTTGTGCTTCGATTTGGTGGATAGTCATCCCAGCATCGATAGCTGCTTGCACTCCTTTCATACCGGAGTGAGCCATTGTATCGGTATTACCACCGTATGTTCTAATAAAACTCATTAGTTTTCTTCCATATATTGAGCGATCCATTCAACAACACTGCGTTGTCCAGATCTGTACATAATCTTTTCCATTGTATCCTCTGGTGTTGGATTGATTGGTGGGAATCTTTCTTCTAATTGATGTGCTAAACCACGGGATTGCATCCCTAAGGTTTCAAGCATATTGAGGGAGGTTGACATTACTATGCTCAAAAAACGCTGGCATTCTGGCTGACTTGGTGGCGGAAAGCTCTGGAGCCTTGCCTTCATACATCAAGCGATCGCTAGAATCCAGCCAAAATTTTTTATCCAAATATTTATCAGTAGTATTTATACCTAAGGGTTGCATCACCCAATTGATAGTTGCCTTGCGGAGTTTATCAAGACTAGGGCTGACAGTAAGCCCCAACTCCCTACAAACAATGCTATTGGAAGCAACGTGAATTTGTTCATCTCTACTTATATCCGCTGATACCGTTCGCATTCCAGCGTCACCATTAAAGCGGAAGAATGGTAATAGAACGAAGAAAATCGCACGCTCGGCAACCATTGCTTTGAGTATTGTGTGATCAGGATGCGCAGTCCAAGCTTCCCTGAGCCGTAAAGCTTCCGATTCAGCTTTTTCGTCAACCCCGTAAGCATTGGCAATGTAACCAAGTGCCAAGTCGTGATTTTCCTCGTCGGTGACGTTTGATTCCAGTAACTCCCTCGATAGTGTTGGTACGTCGGTAGCCAATCCATCACGGATAAAATCTCCCACAGGTAGTTCCATATGTCTTAGAGCAAGAGCACGGTGTACCGTCTCTTCCGCTCCTGCCTTGCAATATCCGGCAGTTGTCTGGACTGGTGTCCATTTTCTTTTTCTGTTCAGTAGTTGTTGATAAGGGTCTTGTCTCATTCTTGACAGTCACATGTAATTTCTTCATTTAAAATGTCCTCTAGGTAGCTTTCTACATCTCGCTCATCTAGTGCTGCGTAAGCACTGGACTTATCTTGAGTATCACCCATAACTTGCAAGCTGTAATAGAGGCTTGTTTGCGGAGACCTAAGCCACTCTTCCACGAATGCATTATCGTAGGTTACAATATCACTCCAAGAGTTGAAACTGTATCCATGAAGAAGTCCTGTGCGATCAAGTAATGTCATCATTCCATCAGCTACTTGCTTGTAAGCATCCCAGCCAACTTCTGATGCAATCTCTACATCGCCGTAATCATATGTTTGTACTCCAAACGTACCACTATCTCTATCAACAGTTCTGCTGATTGGTGGCGCAATTTCTGGTGTACATGTGTAACCATCTAAGTCTTGTGACCTGTAGCTACATGATGCAGTAGGTGCAATAGCAAATGCACGTACCATTTTATATTCTTTTGCTATCTGCGCTGCATTGCTAATACCTGAAGCAATCTCTGACACTAACTCAAAGGCTGGTGAATGTACATTGTCACCACGATTGTATTGACTTAATGCATTACCAAACTGCCTATAAGTTACTCCGTACCTGCGAAGGAGGTTGGCCAATCCCAACATTCCGAGCCCAACTTGTCTGTCAACGACGGGCGAGAGGTATTCTCCACTATCGCCGATACCAGTTCGAGTGTGGAGGGCACACAGTTCCGACATACCTTCAACAAAAGCTCGCGAGATATCCCCGAGCTCACAGGCACCCAAATTGACATGTTGCAACAAGCATGTTCCGCGTGAGGGCAGGTATACTTCCAGGCATACGTTTCCTCGGATTCTGTTTCCTTCATTGTCGTACTTAACTTTGTTTAGCCAGATGTCACCAGATTTAATTCCATAAAGTAGTTGTTCCTTGAACTGACAGTCAGCCCACCACTCTGGCGTGATGTTGACGCATCGCTTGATCCACGGGAGATCATGCCTAGGCGCATGAATAAAATTGAGACAGTCAGGATGGCTGAGATCGAGATGGCAAACCACAGCGCCATTACGGAATTTTCCACCCCTTCGGAGTATTTCATTGAATGTAGAATATATTTTTGCAAAAGAAACAGGACCACTAGCAACGACTCCTGATGGCCTTACAAGACCTTTTGGGTCAAGTTTTGAAAGATGGACAGCAACGCCTGCACCAAAGCGCAGTCCGTGACTCACGTAACGCCAGCTGGCCTCAATTCCGTTCGGACCTTCCATCTCATTTTCAACTACAAAAACAGTGCAGCTGACAGGTAGTCTGCCTTTAGGATCATCGATCCAAGATTGTACCCGACCTGTGCGGGAGATTAAATTTGTCATTGGTGGTTGTTATTTTATTTTTAGTTTGGGAATAATTGGCATTTTTATTCCTTGTTGTAGTCCCTTCCCGATAATTTTTAAGCCATCAAGTATAGGGTTAGGGTTAGGTTTATTCTTATCTGGGCGTAACTGGGCTGAAGTTACATTAGGTGGTTTTTGGGGATCTGGTGTATTGAATAATTTTGCTTCCGCCTGCCTCCTTCTCACCAATCCTGGCGTACCCCCGTTAGTGTATAACATCAACGCATCTGTAACCGCTTTCGCGTCACCAGGTCTACCTCTGTAGTTTTTAATTGCATTAGATATTGTCCGAAAGTTAGAGCTGCTTAGGAAGTTTCTTCCAACATTGTATCCAAATGCTTCGACTGCAGCCTTTTGGTTTTCAGTTAACGACCCCCAGTTTGGTAGTTCCCTTAGAAGCTCAGCCTCATAATTGACAGTATTTCTAAAGTGCTCGTCACCAACTTCAGCCGTCATTGTGTCGCCCATCTTTACAGCCCGACCATCAGGGTGACGTGTGAAACCCCAACCAATTGTCCATTTGCCGGTTCCGTCATCGTAGGCATTAGGATTAAATTTACCACTCTCTTCAAAGTGTTTAATCATCTCATCCCTTGTTTGTTCGTATGTTTTTGGCATGATTATATTAAGTCAGTTAAATTAGGTGGTTTGTAGTTTTCTCCCTTGAGGACTTTGCCGTCAGCTCTGTAGATAGGTTTACCATCTTCTCCAAGCTTAGACATGTTTGATTTGTGTATACGACGCATTGCTTCGTCAAGATCCCACTCTTGTGATGCAGCCATCTGGAAGCAGACGTATACAAGGTCAGCTAGTTCCTTCAGTTGTTCACAATCATCCTTTAGATGGAACGCTTCATGGAACTCACTCCACTCCTCATCAATCAGAGACTTTTGACAGCTCCGTTGGGTCTTCCCCGTTGTCAAAGAGTAGGCTGCTCGGAATTGTTCCGCTTGGTCCAGTAAGCTCTGATTCGTATATTGATTGTTCAAGTTCATGTTGTAGGTAGTGGATTGCTTTAGTTAAATCTTTTACTTTATCGCCTTTGTGTTCGCAACGGCAGATATATTTAACTGCGTTAGCTTGAAAGAAACTCAGGTTCTGTTCTACTATGAAGTCTCCGACTTTCCAGTTGCTTCCATAGTGTTTAGGGGAGTGGGCCATTGTTTTACTAAGTTGGATACTGTGTTAGCTAACGTAAAGTTCTGGCGTTGTAATGCCATGAACAATGTGATGATGTCTTTCTTGTCTGCTTGAGGTAGTAGATCTTCAAGTCTTCTTATCTTGAATGACTGCTCCATCGTCAACTCGATAATCGGCGGCGGGAGTCCAGGGGATAACGGCATGTTCGATTGGGTCATAGTCGTTGTAGGTGAGGATTCGTGCTAGTCGTGCATTCATGAGTGCATCATCTTCTGTTAGATCTTTATCTGTAAATGCCTTAACTACTGTCTTCCATGTGTAGCCGTGCTCCTCAAACAAAGCTACTGCTCGTTTGATTCCTATTCCAGGTACACCGCTGTAGCCATCAGTCTGATCTCCGGCTAATGTTTGAATGAGATGCCACTTAGATCCTTCATCAGGTTCAATCGTAGTTAACTCCTTCATATCGTATAATTTTCCAGGTATCTGACGCATGTCTTTATCTGGACTGCAAATAATATTATTAATATTTGCTGTTGCGTAAATACCCATAGCATCGTCCGCTTCTAGCTCAGGTAGTTTGATTACTTCGTACCTTTCTGCTAGCTGTGTGATAACTTTTTTGTAGCCACAGGGCTTCTTACGATTCCGATGACCCTTGTATTCTGGATAAATTTTTTTCCTAAAATTCTTAGAGTCACTGAAGAATAGTATTAGTTGTGGTGTGTCCCACATAAACTCATTCTTGATTTTAGTTAGGTCACGTTCTACATTACGTAGTGCCTCTGAGAATTGACTGACTACAGTAATGACATCATCACCCCAATCAATATCCTGTTCAGCACCAGCACATGCTTTATAGACTATGTAGTCTGCATCAATGAGTAGTTTCATTAGTGGACCTCTGACCAATCTGCCCCTTGCTTTGCTTCTGATGTGATCGGTACTCTGAGTTTGTAGTATTCTCCAGCTGATTGACTGCTAAATACCAAGGATGTACATAGGTCAGCTGCGTGTTCAGGGGAACACTCGAATTGTAATTCGTCATGTATAAATGCGAGTTGTGATGCACACAACCCAGTTTGTTTAATAGTGTCTTGATTGATAACCATCCACCGCTTAGCTATCACTGCGGCTGATGATTGTAAAAGCATATTCAATGCCTTATGTGGACTATCTACTTTGATGAATCGTCCATCTATCGACTTGATATAACCCTCTTTACTTTTCTTTTTAATTGCTTCAAGTAATTCCGAAAGGCCATCAATTGCAGAAACAAATGCTTCTCTAATTTCTTTACCTTTCTTTTTAGCTTGGGTTTCATTTAGTAAGGGATCATAGGACAAACCAATTTTCTGATTTCCGGCGCCATAGATGAAGGCATACGAAATAGTTTTGATTTGTCGTCTAGAAACTCCGACCTTATCAGCATTGACTTGGTGTATGTCTCCATTGAGTAAGGTATCTCTAAAGTTGTCACTCCATCGTCCGAGGTAGTGTGCGAGCATCCTAAGCTCGATGCCGCTAAGATCAGCACCAACCATGACTTGACCGGGGGATGCTGTAAATAACTTCCTAAATTCATCATCACTTTTACATTGAGCTAGGTTTGGATTACGATGAGCACATCTGTGCGTTACTGTTGCAACTGAACAGTGGTGATGTATACGATTAGCAGTCGTACATAGCTTGAGCCATGCGTTGGTGCCTTCGGAGATCATCCCCAAGCTCTTCGTAATATCTAGACATTTCAGAAACTCCAAAGCAATCGACGGTCCACCTGATGCAGCCATCTCCTTCAATACAGTCTCGTCTATAATTGGCTTCCCAGTAGTTGTCATCTTGGTCGGCTTCCAGCCATGATGCGTCTTTAGAATCCATGCAATGTGATCTCTTGATGTTGGGTTTAGTTCGTTCAAACGAGTAAATGAACACTCTTCTATTTCTTGTTGCTTGCCACAGTGTTCGTGTTTTTCGGTACGGCCAGTGCCTTTGACATAGCCTTGGGTCCGATTATCTCGTTTAGGAGTAAATACTGATCCGGCAACGAAAGGATACCTGTCACGTAATAGTTGATGAGTTTCTTCAAGCTTTTTTCTGAGAGAAGATGCAAGTTCCCATGCAGAGCGTTCATCAAAATGCCATCCATGTAATTCTTGATTAGTTAATATTTGAGCAACTTGATGCTCTAAAAGAACCCACTCAGGTATTTGTGGAAGTGGTCGCATACTTTTGTTGTTACTTTTACATCTTGTGCGCAGTAGGTTTCCATTTCTGGAGACCACTCCTGCCAGTCCGTACTCTTCCCAAACTCACCCTTGTATTCAGATAACCTGTAGCCATAAGACTCCAGTGAATGGCGTCCATACAGCTGTAAAGGCATATTCTGTATAGCCCTTTTCTTATCTACTTCCATCATGTCTGTATGATACAAACGTGAAAGCAATAAAGTATCGAATACTAGTGATTGTGGATCGAACCACGGATATAATTTTTTGATGACTGGTATGTCATAACCAATGATGTTGTGCCCAATAAGGACATCAGCATCTTCTAAGCGTTGGATACCTCTTGTAAGTGGTTCCTGATTACCTTGATCATTGTAGATAATAGTTTGGTCAGTCTCGCTGTCGTAAATAACAAGACAGTGGATTTTGGTAACATCATCTAAGAGTCCGTCACTCTCCAGATCGAATACGAGCATGTGTCCATTGGTAGGTTTTATCTACAAACTGAGCACGTTGAATAGCTTCAGGTGTAGGTGGGTTAGGTTTTTGAATAGGTAGTTGTATACGAAATTCTGTTCCTTCTTTAATGAACTCTTCATTCATTGCTTGGTAATCAGAAATCTGTTTCGGCGTTAAAGTCTTTTGTGGCTGCTGTTTCATTAAATTTACAAGTTTCTAAGTCGAATTTCAATTGACATGCTTCAGCGCACTCGCCCGAATAGCGGTTTTTAAGCACTCGCACAGTCGTAACATCTCGTTCAGATCCACTCTGCTGATTTCGTTCGAGTGCAATAACTGCATCGCTGAGCTGACCGATGCTTCTACTGCCTCGAAGGCTTCTGAGTTGCACCCTGCCGCCCTCTTCATGTGATTGTCCATTAGGTGGTGTTGTTGTGTGACATACAAGGAATAAGGTGATACCTGTTCGTTCAACTAATGACCTAAGTTTTGTCATCGTTGTATCGATCATTCGGCGCTCATCGCCTTCAAGACCACTCAAAAGAATGGACAGGTGATCTAGGAAGATGACCTTTGTATCTAGTCCGGCCGCCATGTATTCAATGCGGTTGTAGATATGATCAGGGTCATAACTACCGAATCCATCAAAAAGATGTAGATTCCAATTAGCAATAGTGTTATCAAAGATTTCTGTTAGCTCGCCTCGTTGTTGCTCTCCGATGTGTAGAGATCTTCTTGCTGCGACTGACATAAGTCCGAGTGCAGTTCGCCTGTTTGACTCCTCAAGCGCCAAGTAACCGCACCGCTCTCCTTTGCTGAGAAGGTAAGCACATATTTCTCTGAGAAAGGAGCTTTTTCCAATCCCAGAACCTGCAGTAACCGTGACAAGCTCTCCATATCTGATCCCGTGTAATAACTTATTGAGTCCTTCAAATGGGTAGTCATGATCTGCTGGTGGTGATGGTGTAGTTACTAGCTCTAAAAGAGTTTTGGCATCAACAATGCCGTCAGGTTGATATTGAGTGTGATTGAAGTTAAGTACTTGACGTACTGCTTCTGTATCCCCTGCTTGTACTGCCTCTGATGCGTCTTTGTATTCGTCTAGAAAGCCTATGAAAGCCTTGCTAGGTGGTAACACACTAGCGGCTTCTTTAGCGGCTTTCTGACCCGCTTCATCGTTATCAAAGAATATTACTATCTTGTCGTAATGATTGATCCATTCGTAGTTTTTTTGAATAGCTTTCTTGGCCGCGGCTGCACCATTTGGAATGGAAACTACGGGCCAAGGTAGACATTCATAGACGCTCATTGCGTCCATTTCTCCTTCCGTTATTATCAGTCTCTTTTCTTTTGTCGTAGTCTTATGTCTGAAGTTCTGCATCCCGAATAGAGAACTGACTTCTCCTTCACAGCGGAACTGCTTATCTTTTGTCCTTACCTTTGCCCCGACAACCTTGCCATTACTGTCGAAATAATAGTGGCGTAGGATCTCTCCATCTTTGTAGGTTTTGAATAATTCACAGGTACGTTCAGAAATTCCTCTTGATTGCAGCCGTCTGGCTGATCCTTGTAGTTGGACATTTGACACTTGATGATTGTGGTTTGTTGTGTTGTTGCTATGAGTCCTTGTTAGACACGCGAAACAAAAGGTGTGACCATCTGAGTACAAACTATTTGCATCTGATGAGCCACACACTGGACAAGGAATATGTCTTACAAATTCATTCTCTACAGGAACCATTGAATTGGTATGTTGTGAAATGATGTCCAAGGGATACCTAATTTATCGCAGTATTTTGCGTAAGTAGTCTTGGACTTTTTGCTAATTTTATTGTATGGTGCTTGGAAGACCATACGTAAATCTATCTCTGGATGCTGCTCTTTTACGTTTTTAATCTTACGTCTGTCTTCACTGTCCCAATACCCCTTGCATTCTAAATAGATGCCATTTGGTAGAAGAAAGTCAGGCGTATAAATATGCTGGATGACGTAAGGAACCTTGGTAGATTCATATTCATACTTGACACCCAGCTCACACATAAGATCAGCTACTCGTTCTTCGAGTCCTGACCGGAATGACATTAGAAATCAGTGTCATCCTCTTCAACAGAACAAGGTTCAGCTGTAATGACATTAGGCATCATAGCTTTATATCCAGACGTAGTCCCGAATAGATCCGCTACATCTTCAGTAGATAAATCACCTACATCAACTCCAGCAGATGAAGACAACGAGACAACCTGAATACCTTTCAGCTTCAGACTTGTACCGTAAGTAACTCCATCACGGAGGATGTAAGGTTTTTGATACAGTGCTAATTTAACTGTTGACCCACTATAGATAGGAAGCCGTGCATCAGTAATTAGCGTTCCTTCAGTATCTACTACAGGTGGACGTGTGTCTTCATTCCAGCTGAACTTAACTTTGTATTGTCCGCCGCTCCCTTCAAGCTCTTCCCAAGGTTCTGGTTTAAGTACTGAACGCTTAGGATTCTTTAGTTTTGATTCAGCCCACTTTAGGGACTCTACTCTGTCATCTTCTAACTTGTCTACGATATCTTGGCCTACAATAGCTCCAAGAGAATAGCCAAATTTAGATGGTGTCATTACAGCTTGATATCCTTCAAGGACAACAGGCTGTTCAGTTACGATTGTGTTGCGTGTCATTAACAGAAAAAATATGTGGATTCAATTACAGACTCAGGGTTAAGTGTGTCAATAATCGGTGGTTCGGATTCGGCTCCGATTTGTTTAGCCCAAGACGTTAAGTAATCTTGTTCTGCAAATAAGTGCAAGTATACTTCACGAACAATGGCTGAAAGAATATGCATGTCAGTAGCACGACATAAAACCGAGTCGTGTATGAGGGCCAGCGGAGCGTTGAAGCGTATTGCAGATAGGTGGAGGAGGCTTGCATCTAAGGAATGAATAAGGTTCGGTGCTGTAGCATTTTTATGATGTGATTTATCTACCTTGTTTCCTTCTTCTGTAGCTACTTTTATTTGACATCTACCTAGTAGTTGTAGTTCTATAGTTTCTACCTGTGGTTTCATTAATCGTTGAGTGACAACAAATCCTGATGGAGTACACCATTGGATTTCTTTATCACCACGATCAATTGCTTTACCTACTTCTTTCTCGATCCATTTCATTACTTGCATTGGACCAGGAACAATGACATCCATTGCTCCACGCACGGCATTAACTGTTGCTGTTAAGTCGTCTTTTTCAATTTCTACACCTTTTTCTTTTAAAGCTTCTTTGATGTAAACCCGCGAGCTAAAAGGTTTTGCGTTGTATGGCACAGTAAGACACACGCGCTTTGTAACCTTTCTATCCATGTGTGGACGGATAGATTCTGGAACATTAGGTTTTGCAGCTTCTGCAACTACCTTGTAGGCATCTTGTGGCTTCTCACTAGGCAAGACATTAACAAGTTTTGCTGTACTGGCGTCCCTAGCGAGGCCCGCAAGGACTTGCAATCCTGAACACGTTGCGTCAATGGCAATAGGTAAGTTTGTGTAGTTTCTATCACACAAAATGCAAGTATGATAGTACTCATGACAAGCGGCAAGGAATTGCCAAGGTTCATCGATCTTTTCCCAGTCTGAAAGGTTTCCAATAGGGTCAGTTGCAACACGTGTAATTAGCGAGTGATTGTGATTAGTCCATTTAAGACGATCTTCTATGGTGTCTTTATCACGTCCAGCAGTAGTAGCTACTTGAAAACGTAGCCAGTCTTCTGCTTCGTAAGTCATTGTTGCTTTCTCTGCAAAAAGCAATAAACTTTTACCAAAGTCTGTATCTTGTGGTGTTAAGAATGCAGGAATTGGGTAAGCACGTCCTCGGTAATCAAAACTCCAAGGAATAAAGAATTGCTCTTTATCTTTGAATATTTTAACTGCGTTCATGGTCATACGTGTACGACATGATCGCTTGAATTGTTGAGCATTGATGTTCATGACATCAGCTGCTTTACGTCGATAGTCCTTGCGAGAATCAAAGTTCTCTGCAATGTCTAACGGCTTATTGGGTAGAGGTAACTCTACAACAGGGATAAACTTACCAATTGCTATACCACGTTCTTGTAGCGTTTCTGCAACGTCAACAATGAATGGATTAAGTGTGTAAGCAACCTTCTGAATATGATTCAAAAAGGTGATTGGGGTTTCCCCCTGTATAAGGCAGGGTGCTGACCTTCGCACCATGTCATACCCCTTCATCACTTCATTAAGGATGTACCCACCTTGTCTTTCGTTAGTCCAATCATTTGGTTCGATAAGCATTGGCCAAGCAAGAGGGCTGAATAACTCAGCAGTTGCCATTACTTCATCCCTAATTTCTAAAAATTCAGGAGTAGGGACAATAAACTGTGGGGTTTTTCGTCCTTCCCTTACCAGTTCTTTGTCAAACCAACCGCTAGCCCGAATGATGCAGTCAAGCAGCCAGCCACCAAGTTTGATTCGGTTGCTTCTGCCCCAAGGTTCCCAATGCTTTACCTCATAGCGTTTCATCAATGTTTTGATGACTACTACTTTTTGTTCTGTACCTATTGAACGGTGCCAATAGTTCTCCTTTAAAACGTGTAGGAGACCAGGGCAGTTGGCTTCGTAGTGGCGGATGGTGCATTCATCCTCAATAGCTTTACCTATGGCATCAGTGACGTTCTGAAGCTGATTTGCCTTCTGCTTACTAGAGAACACCTTGTCAAAGGTCACCTTGCAAGCAATGGCAGCTGCTGCCTCTGGTTCGATGTCAGCTAGGTAGCGCTTGATCACAGCGAAATCTTTGCCAACCATCCCGCGCTTTGCTCTGGCAGCTGTGCTCTTGATCTGCTCAATAGCCTTAGGCAATAGCTCTTCTATGGAGCTACAGCCATAGACAGAAGCACTTGCATACTCTTTGTCCTGAAGCTTGATCGTGTTGTCTCTGAGGCGCTTACGGCCTTGGCTGATCTGTTCCCTTTCGAGCTTGATTTGCTCTTCGATTTGAGCTTGAGATCTCATCTAAATAATTTGTGCTAGACGCACTACATTTCCGTTTTTCCCCTATTCATTTGTGGATAGTACTGCGCCGCAGTGAGTGTGACGGATGCGTCCTTGATCTGTCCGCATGTGAACCGATAGAAACACGCCTTTTTAAGTCGCGTGCGTCTACCGATTCCGCCACGCCCCCAACTACGTTTTCAGCCTAGCTGACAGGGGTTTTTTGAAGCTTGACAGGGGTGGAAACCCTGGTTTCCTGACCTTGTAGACGCACTACATTCTCTGTGCTTCCTCCTGATCATTGGCATTGTTTTGAGCGTAATAACCCTCTGTAACAGTGACCGTTTTGTGGCCTGCCCATTTCTTGACAGTCATCAAAGGTGTGCCTTGATCAAGCGCCCAAGTGATGTAGGAGTTACGGAAACACTTCCACTGGTGAGACCAGATTGTTTTTCTGCCTACTTGGATCTTATAGACCGTACGGTCTTCACGGGACAAGCGATAACGGGTTGATTCCCAGTGACGATGAAGTTCCCATTCATTACGGTATTCATCAAACAATAACTGATTGTAAGGTTGAGCTGATGATGCTCTGTACTCAAGAATTGGTAGCAATTTTTTGTTGATAGGGACTTCACGGTAGTTACGTCCTTTAGTACGTGACTCAGGTGTACCGCCTACTAAAAGAACGTTGTTATGAAAGTCAACGTCCCATACTCTGAGGCGCAGTAGTTCCGCTTTACGGACACCTGTAAAGGCTGAGAGTTCCATTGCTTGTGCAAGAGTGTCATCCCCACGTTCACGGGCTATTTGTTGAAGCCTGATGAGCTGTTCTTTTCTGAAGTAAGTCGGCCTACGTTTTGCTTCTCTTTCAAGAAACTCAATTTCAGGAACACCGCTGATGTAATTACTACGAGCGCATACTTTCAGTACCTTCTTAATTGTGGCAATGTGTCTGTTGTAAGTTGCGTTGGAGTTGTTGGTGTCCTCCTGTAACTGAGCTATTACTTCATGAACTAAGTCATGATCTATTTTGTCTATGGGTGGATCACCCCAAACTGTTGCTAGTTGGTTGAGAGCACGGATGTTGTTTTGATTACTCCCAGGAAATTGCCTCCTTGGTCGTTCTGATTCTCTCCATTTTGGAGTTACCTGTAGTGTGTGGAAGAAACCTTCTGAAAAGGTCTTGATCTTGTCAGGTTTAATTTTTTTGTACTCCGTAGCCGGGAGCACATGATTAACCTCAGGATTCAAGATCATTGTGCTTGTGAAGTCCATTTAATTCATTCAGTAGTTCGTTTTTAATGCGAACACCAAGCGGTGTCAGTCGTAGTTGTTGCCTACGTCGGTTGAGTGGATCTGCCTCCTTTATGATTAGGTTGAGCCCCGCTGTCTTATATCTGTTTTGAGCACATAAGTAGTCAGTGTTTCTACTGCCTGATGCTGTGCTCAATCCCATGTCCTGTTCCATACGTGACTTATGACATTTGTCATGAGAGCAGATGTATAGAAAGCATTGGAGTGCTTGCAAAGGCATGTCACGGGGTTTGGTGGTATCCCCCTCGTCAATGCCTAAAGAACGAACGATTTCAATAGCGTTGAATACGACTAGTGCGTCGTCGTCTGTAACGAGCCCCCGCAACGGGTCCATGATTTAAGGGTTTGGGACCACCACATTCTAACCTAAGTCTCCACAAGTGGATAGAGATATCAGTAAAGGATTCCTTATCAATGCCTAGGTAGAAGTCTCCAAAAGAGAGGATGTTCATGTGTGTCCTTGGTGTGTGAGTGTGAAGTACTGGCTAAGAGTAAAGGAAGGAATCCTTAAATTGACACGCTTAGCTCTCGTTTTCTATCAATAAATGTCTGTATCGATCTTCAATAATGTAGTCACCTTGATACAGCCCACATCGGCATTGTGTGATATACGCGCAGCATCTACATAAGAAACCAAAACACTCTTTCGTCGCACGCTTATCAATTGCGATATTCTCATTGGCAAGCAAGTCGCGAGCAAAGCTGCATACAGCAGCAGAACCGTGGATGTGTGACCGTGACATCTCTTCTAAAGCAGCTGAGATTGTTAAGCCCCACTTGGCTGCATACAGTTTCAGGACTTGTGCATCTTGGTCTGAAAGCGTAAGAACAACCCGTTTCAAGCTTTACCTTAATCTAGTGAGAACCATAATCAAGATTGATCCCATTAGTGCAGATATCACAGCAAGTACACTCAATTAAGAATTACATCATCTTCCATTTGTGCGTTTATGAGTGTGATTAGTTCCTCTTTATGCGGATGCTGTATAACCTCTTCATAAAGCGTATCAACCAAGAAATTAAAAGTTGATTTCTTCATCGTCGATGTCTTTTCCGATTGGGTGTGGTCCGATGTAGTGCTGTGATTCATGGGTGGTGATACAAATGTCATGTGTCCTTGCTTTACAAAACTCCATTAGTTTCTTGTCAGCTGCTTTAGGTCGTTTGTAAACAAACTCTTTGACCTTCTTTGTTTCAAGATGTGTTGCTCTGATGATGCAGCAGACATCTGGTGGTAACTCCCAACCAGATACCTTCCAATCCATTACCTCAATAAATAGATGCTGCTCAAACAGTTCCGGGGGTGCGTCCTTGTATTTCTTCCAATTATTTGGAAAGTACTTTTTACGTTTACGACTACCATTCATCTACGATCCTCACATTAAGTAGTTTAGTATGCTTGTCTTCGGACAATTCCAACGCTGAATAAGCTGCGTCCATGGAATTGGCGGCTAAGATGAACATCTTTTCACCACTGGACAGCGTTACTTTATATTCTTGTAGTGATTGTGGATCTAAATTATACTTTTGGCTTTCTTCTTCGTGCTGGTCTTGGTGTTGCAATAGGGCGCTCCGTTTGGTTGAATGATTCGCGTTGTCTTAGTTCTCTATAGATTGGTGCCCATTCATGATTAGGGAAATGATGCAACCAACAACTAATTGCATTCTTGATGAAGTAATCTTCATCTATTTGTTCACCTTGTTTCTTTTCTATGCTCATGTTGTTGTATGATTCGTTGTAGTTTCTTGTATTTAGTTTTGAGATACTTAATAAATGCTGGTGTCATTTCTTTCCGTAGTAACGTGAAGTGATACGATTAGAACGTTGATAAACTGTAGCTGTAGCAAATAGCCCAAGCATTCCTATAATTGCTAGGATGATTGTGGATTCAGTTGGGATAGTCATCATCAAATAACTCCGTATAAAGGTCAAGATTCTGGTCTTTGTAAACACGATTGACTCGTGCTATCTCTTCTATGCACCAGCCCGCTTGGCGGATATGGTGCGCCATTCGCTCGCGCAATCCATAAAGTTTGTTGTTGCGTTCAGTGATAGTCATTTGATAAAGTCGATGAATACGTGTCCTTTGCCGTGAAATCCTTCGTAGTAAGCTTTAGCTTGCTTAGTCATGAACCA